GCACCGAAAGCCCCCGGCTTTTGTTCCAAAATTCCGTCCGTCCAATTAGTAATTTTGGGGTAGGGGGCGATAGATGGAGATTCAAACTTTAGCTGACCTAAAGTTGCTACATCGTGCCATCAATGGCGGGTGGAACGTTAGCGACGAAATGAAGAAAAAGTCTCTTGCGAACACTGCAAAACTGACTGAACATCCAGACCCGAAGATTGCGCTTCTAGCGACAAAGGTTTTGATTATCGCGGACTCGTCCGACGACAAAAAGGCATTAGCGGAACAGAAACGCCAAGAGGCAGAACATGCACGAAAACTCCAACTTCTCGAACTCGCGATCAAGCATGGACTTGTTGCAGATGTCGGCAGCGGAGTTAGAGCTTTGGATAGCAGCACATCCACAGTCACAGAATAACGAGATCCAGCGAGTCCTAGCCAATAGTAAGCCTGATGAGAAGACTCGCGATCGAGAACGTAAAGCTAAACAGCGTGCATCAGGTCGAGCGATCACGATACCTCCACCGGTCAACGTAGCTCGTCGCAATGCGTGCCTAGCGAATCCCGAACTGCTTCTCACGACCTACTTTCCGCAAACCTACAAAGAAGCATTTACCGCAGATCGTCGCGATATGCTGCGTTCGATTTGGCGTGCAGCACAGTACGGCGGTGACCAAGCGATTGCAGCTCCACGCGGTGAAGGGAAAACAACGATTGCGATGGACGGTGCGTTCACGCTGATGCTGGCCGGTAAGTCACCGTTTCCGGTTGTTATCTCCAAGAACCAAGACGCAGCATCGGACGAGCTGAAGGCACTGCGCGAGAGAATCCTGAACAGCGAAGACTTCGTGGCCGACTTTCCAGAGATCGGTATTCCGCTAGTCGCAATTGGTGCATCGACAGCCAATGCACGTCTGCAAACCGTAGGCGGCAAATTCATCGGCATGTATCTCGGCGTGAAGCATTTCGCGTTTCCAAATATACCGACAGAGCTTCTCGGTTGGCCTGCTGGTGTCAAGTCGGTTGCGTGCGGTCAGGTAATCGGCGCGGTTGGTATCGATGGTCGTATTCGCGGATTTAAGTTTCGATCGCAGCGTCCAACATTGGCAGTAATTGACGATATCGAAGACAAGTACAGTGCGAACTCCGACGAGTCGATCGCGAAGAACGAGACGACGATTGAAGAAGACATCGGCGGCATGGGTTCCTCCGCAAAGCGTATTGCGCGCGTTTATCTTTGCACGACGCTGAACCGCAAGTGCAACGCCTACCGGTATACCGATCCGAAGATGAAGCCATCCTGGAATGGACGCCGGTATCGCAAAATGCTGCGTCCACCGGATCGCATGGATTTGATTGAGCAATATATCGAGCTTCGGCAACTGCGTGGTGCGGACGATCCAGACGCGCGCAAAGCGTTTGCGTTTTGGCGTGACAATCAGGCCGAGATCGAACGTGGTGCCGAGGTCTCGAATCACGCATCGTACAATGGAGATTTGCACGCAGACGGACAGCCGCTCGAATTGTCCGCAGTTCATGCCTACTACAACCGAGTCGCGGACGTTGGCAAAAAGGCGGTCGCTACTGAAGTCGACAATGATCCACCGGAGGAAGCCGGGCCGCAGAATATGGGCCTGACAGCAGAGATCGTTGCAAGTCGCATGAGTGGACTTGCACGGCGGCAACTTCCCGCGAACACCGAATATCTCACAGCAGGCATTGACATCGGCAAATACAATTGCCACTGGGTCGTAACAGCGTGGTGGCGTGGTGCTGGTGGTGTTGTTGTCGATTACGGTATCGCGGAGGTTAGCGGCAACGATGGCGTGAGGCATCAAGACAGACTTGCCGATATGGAAGCGTCGGAACCAGCGATCTATCGTTGTCTGCTTAACTGGCGTGACTATCTGCTCAATACACAATACATCGATGCAGCGGGCCAAGAACGCAAGATCAATATGGTGCTTTGCGACAGCGGCACCTATACCAACGCCGTGTATGAGTTTTGCCGTCAGGTTCGCGGAATTTTTCGTCCATCGAAAGGTATTCACAAATACCAGCGAAGGAAGCAGACGAGCGAAAAGTGTGTTGCAGCGGCGAACCAGCACGCACAATATCTGGACTCGGCAAACATCTGGCTACAGGAACTCGACACCGACTACTGGAAACAGTGGGTGCACGAACGGTTTTTGACGCCGACATTCGACGAAAACAATATGCTTCGGCGTGGCTCTTTATCGATTTATCAGCCGGAAGGATCACGGCGGCATCTATCGTTCGCACAGCATATTGTTTCGGAAGAACTCGTTCACCAATTCGTGGAAGGCAAAGGAGAAAAGCAGCAATGGGTTCAAAGAAATCCAAACAATCACTGGCTCGACGCAACGTATCTAGCGGCAGCGTGTACGGAAGCACTCGGCCTGAGCCTGATAACGCCAAGCGAGGTACTATTGCAGGCCAAGCCGTCACAGCCAAAACCATCACCGCAGCCTCGACAGCAGCAGCAGAAGACGCAGCACGGATCGAGATTTCGGCAGAGGCCGGGCGGGTGGATACCACGGAGACGATAGCGAAACCAAAAGCAAGGGAGTTCGAGGCGCGGGCCTGCACGATATGCGTCGGAATCCGTCCACATGGAAAAAATTACAGTCGCGTCTACACGACTCGCGGTCGCGTTCGATACTGCAAGTGCAGTTTTTGCGGTAACACTTGGGCACAAGAAGGCTGATTTTTTTGCCCGATTGTACTATTGGAATAGTACAATGATTTTAGGTGTTGTTTTGGCCGTGCTAGATTTTATCGCATGGCATCAGCAGCATCACTACTAGCACTAATCGACGCAGCAATCGAAGCACTTCTTACAGGCGGTGCATCGAGTTATTCTATTGGTGCGCGTACCGTAACGAAGCTCGACCTCGGATCGTTATTCGAGGAGCGTCGTCAACTTCAGATTCAAGCACAGCGCGAATCAGGAAGCGGCGGGATTAGCCTTGGCAAGATGACGAGGCACCGCAGATGATCGGCAAAATTCTTGACTCGATCGTTTCGGCAGTGTCACCGCTATCTGGCCTTCGCAGGATGCAGGCACGAAAGCTCTTACGATCCTATCAGGGTGCGGAACCATCGCGAGTCGCATCGAGCCGCACGCCTAAAAACCAACCTGCCGACATGGAACTACTCGGACCATTCGGTGCGGATCGCCTTCGGGCGTGGGCTCGCGATATGGTCCGCAATAACGCTTACGCTTGGGGTGTCGTCGATACAATCGTCTCGTCGGTCGTAGGTTGTGGTATCAAAGCTCAATCGACCTATGAGACGCCAGAAGGCGAAGATGTCGAAGATGTCAACGACGTTCGCGACAAGCTATGGGCGGAGTGGTGCGAAGTTTGCGATGTCAACGGACTCTACACGTTCGAGGAATTGCAAGCGGCAGCTCAGCGAGAAATCGTCGAGGCTGGCGAGGTGCTGGTACGGATTATTCGCACGCCAGATACCGTGTACCGTGGTATCTTGCGGCCCGTACCATTGGCACTCGAAGTAATCGAGGCGGATCGACTTGCAGGCGACAAAGACACCTATGCGGCTCGATTGTCTGCCGATAGCGGTAATAGAATCATCCGTGGCGTCGAAGTGGACGACCTCGGCAAACCAGTTGCCTACTGGATTTACAAAGACCATCCACTCCAGCCATACGCTTTTACTCGAACGCCAGAACGGATTCCCGCGAACGAAATCATGCACCTATTTCGTCGAGATCGAGTTGGGCAGACTCGCGGCGTGACTTGGTTTGCACCGGCACTTTCTTGGATTCGCGACCTCGGAACGTACGTCGATAACGAACTGCAAGCCTCGGCAGTTGCGTCGTGTTTTACCGTCGCAATCAAGAGCCATACGCCAGTCGGCAACCTATTTGATCCTGATGGCGGAACGGGAACCGATGCGGCGGGCAATCGTCAACGCTACGTTGAGCCAGGCATGATTATGGAATTAGCACCAGGCGAGGATGTCGTTGGCCTTAATCCAGGTCGTCCGAATGCCGGTGCAGAGCCTTGGATTCAGCTTATCCTTCGCGGCATCGCAGTCGGCACCGGATTGTCCTATGAGGTCGTAGCACGCGATTACAGCCAAACCTCGTACAGCTCAAGTCGAACGAGCCAACTGGAAGATCGTCGCCGGTTCCGATGCTGGCAGCAGTATTTGATTCGGCACCTATGCCAGCCGGTATGGGATGCGTTTTGCGACGCAGCCGCGATTTCCGCATTGCGTGGTTTTGCAACTTCGGCGGAATTACTCGACGACCGTCGGCGCTATGCACCGGTGGAATGGCAGACGCCAGAATGGGAATGGGTCGATCCACAGAGCGAGCAGACCGC